AATGACCGTGAGTTCTGCTGACGCAGATGACACATCGGCAGGCACTGGCGCACGAACTGTGTTGATTACTGGTTTGGACGCTAACTATGCAGTCATTAGCGAAAGCGTGACCATGAATGGTCAGACCGCTGTTACGACCACAAATTCATTCTTGCGCATCAACTCCATGTTGGTGACGACCGCAGGTACAAGCCTTGCAAACGAAGGCATCATTTACATTGGTTCAGGTACTGTTACCTCTGGCGTGCCAGCAACTATTTACAACGTGATTGCGGCTGGTTTCAACAACGCAACCTCAAGCCAATACACCATCCCTGCTGGTTACACAGGCTATTTGGCTGTGGCTCGAATTGGTTTGGCGCAGGATGCTGGCACAACCTTAGTCACTGCAAGAACACGCTTTGTTGGCACGAGTGGCATTGCCACAACTGGCCCATTCATTGTGACCAACAACAACATCTCGACCATCAACTTCCCTTACCCAATTGCAATTCCTGAAAAGACTCGCATTCAAGGCGAAGCAATTGGTGGCGCTGTTGACAATGAGGCGGCTGGTTTCTTTGAGTTGGTTCTCATCAAGAATTCAGACTGACCATGCCAAGCAAGTCACCAGCCCAACACCGCCTGATGCAGGCCGCTGCCCACACCAAGGGCGGGTTTGGTGGCGTCCCGCAAAAGGTCGGCAAGGAATTTGTCAAGGCCGACAAAATGAAAGAAGGTGGACTGTATGCGAACATTCATGCAAAACGTGAGCGAATCGCTGAAGGCTCTGGCGAAAAAATGCGCAGAGTGGGCAGCAAAGGTGCGCCAACGGCTGATGCCTTCAAAGAGTCAGCAAAAACCGCCAAACTGAAGAATGGTGGTCCGAGCTTGGCAATCGGTCGTGGTGAAAAACTGCCAGCCAAACAAGGCGCAGGATTGACCGCTGCTGGCCGAGCTAAGTACAACCGAGAGACCGGATCAAACCTGAAAGCACCCCAGCCGCAAGGCGGTGCCCGGCGCGATTCATTCTGTGCCCGCATGGGTCCTGTCGCTGAGAAAAGCGAAAAAGGAAGCCGCGCACGGGCGTCTATGCAACGCTGGAACTGTCCCGGCTGGTAAGGAGCAATCATGGCTGACGATTACGCACCACAATACAGTTTCACCACCGAGGTGAATCAGGCTACTGGCCAACCGCAGTACTTCTACACCAACTTGGGTTCCCAAAAAAGGACTGAGCTGCAAGATGTGGATACGTACAACCGTTTGAAGGCAAAATTTAATGCTACAACCGACCAAGGGTTTAACGATGTGACCAAAGCCCAAGAGCAAGAAGCTGGTTTCACGCAAGACGATACCGCCCAAGGAATGCGGGCACGTAGGCAGGCGGCTCAGGCACGTCAAACCCCTTTGCTGAAGGCCAAAGGCGGCGCTATCAGTCTGAAAGACTGCAAGGTGTCTACCTGCGCGCCCAGCAAGAAAAAATCAAGCTGGTAAGGAACAATCATGGCCTACACCCCAAACCCAGATCGTGAAATCGTAAACGGAAAAGCTAAGGTCTCCGCAAAGGAGCTTGCTGATTTTCAAAAGCAGTACGGCAGTGATAAAACTCTGCGCGACCTGCTGAACATGGACAAGGGTCTGGTTCGCAGAAAAGACCCAGAGAACATTCAGTCGAGCACGGATGCAAAACCAAGCATGAGTCGGCAATCTGGCCCGCCTACTACAACCCAAGGCGCTACGTACCCCAAGCCTTCAATTGAAGAAGGTGGCGTCAAACCAAAAAGCAGGTCTAGCTGGGATTCAACTTTTGGTGAAGACGCGGAAGCAGGGTTCAAAAGGGCAGCACGAGGCGACAGCCCACTGGGCGATGCGCTCATGGGTGCTGGGCAACTTGCAATTGCCGCCATGCCTGTTGGGAAGGCTTTACGCGCTGCCCGCCCCCTAGTTGGCGCGGTGGCGCAATCTTTTAAGGAAAGTCTGAAAGACCTAAAAGAGGGCGTTCCAGCGCAAAGATTTTCTGCGGAACGTGACGTAGATATACCTTTTGAGCAAGCCGTTAACAAGGTTGGCGCAGCCCAAATGGCGCGTGAGCTTAAAGAAAATACGGGCGTAAAAGACTTACCCAACACAAACCCCGATAAAAAATATGGGCAGGGTGAAGGGTTTTTGGGACGCACAAAAGATGAGTTTTTAAATCGCAAAAAAGGCGGCTCGGTAAAACAGTACGCCAAGGGTGGCAAAATCAGCCTCGCTGCGTGCGGTGTTTCGACCCACAAGCCCGCAAAGAAAAACCCTAACTTCTAAGGACGCCCGTGGCCTACTCTGGAACCGTTGGACAGACCGTTATCACGGTCCAGCAGCTCATCGACCACGGTGCGCGTCGGTGCGGCAAGCTGGCCGAGGAATTGACAGTTGAGCAGGTCCAGTCGGCCAAAGAGTCGCTGTTCATCCTGTTGTCGAACATTGCCAACATGGGCATCAACTACTGGGCCATCAGCAAGAAAGTCATTGGCTTGAACGCTGACCAGTACATCTACAGCCTGCCCGTGGGCTCCATTGACGCCCTGAACGTGCTGTACCGCACCATGGACCGCCCCAGCGGTGCCTACACCTCGTCCGCAGGCGGCACGGTGGCCAACGTCTACGACGGCAACATTGATACTTACTGCCAGCAAACATCGGCAAACGGCAACATCGCAGTCAATTTTGGGACTACCGATCCGCAATATGTCGGCTCCATTGGGTTCTTGCCCTACGTTTCTGGAGGAGGCTCGGCAACATGGAACTACACGCTTCAGTACTCGACCGATGGTTCCACATGGAACACTCTGGCCACCGGCACCAGTGTGGCAATAACGGACAACCAATGGGTATGGACGGACATCGACCCGGGACAAAATGTGGCCTACTACCGCATGCAAGCCACCAGCGGCACGACGCTTGCGTTGAGAGAGCTGTACTTCGGAACGATGGCGCGGGAGCTGCAGATGTCTCGTTTGAACCGCGACGACTACACCAACCTGCCCAACAAGCAGTTCACGGCGAATCAACCTTTTCAGTATTGGTTTGACCGCACCATCCCCCAGCCGACCATGTACCTGTGGCCGGTCCCATCAAGCCCATTTGTCCAAATGACCGTCTGGTACTCGCGCCAGATCATGGACGTCGGATCGCTTTCCGGCCAACTGGAGATCCCACAGCGCTGGTACGAGGCCATCCTGATGATGCTTTCGCACCGGATGAGCTTGGAGATGCCTGCGGTGGACGCCGCTCGGATTAGCTACCTTGAGGTCCAAGCGGACAAGTATTTCAACATGGCCGAGCAAGAAGAGCGCGACAAGTCGCCGATCTACTACAGCCCGAACATTTCTGTGTACACACGCTGATGCCAAGATTCCTCAACACCGAAGGGCTGACGTCAGTCGCCATCGCAATATGCGACCGGTGCAAGATGAAACGTGCATTTGTCCAGCTCGGGCCGGACCCTAATTTCCCGGGCCTGCGCGTGTGCGATCAGGGATGCGCGGACCAGCTTGACCCGTACCGGCTGGCTGCCCGCCAAACCGAACGGATAAACTTGCGTTTCCCAAGGCCAGATGTCAGCGTGGATGCGGGTGATGATTACCTGATTACCGGCGGAAATAACCAGTTCCAGATCTCGACCGAGCAGAACACGCAGACGCCCACGCAGACCGGAAACAAGGATACGATTGCCCCAAGCCCACCTAGCAATACGAGCACATAATGTCCGCACAAGTAACCATATCCCAACTGCCCACGGCCGGTGCGATCACCGGAACCGAACTCGTCCCCGTGGTCCAGAATGGGGTTACGGTCCAGACCACGACTGCGGCGCTTGCTGGCTCGCCTGTCCAGACCTACACCTACCTGACGGTTTCCCAAACCCCGCAATTGGCCAACAGCCGTTATGTCGGGGCTACCAACGGGCTGGTCATCACCGACGGCGGTGCCCAAGGGTTGTTCAATATCAGCACCACAGGCGTTTTGTTGTCGCTGGTGAACTCAGGTACTGGCTTTCAAGTAAAAACGTCTGGAACGGCCGTTACGCCGCGTTCTATCGCTGTTTCTAACAGTGGCCTGTCCATCACCAACGGCAGCGGTGTTTCTGGCGACCCAACAATCACGTTGACCGGGCAAGCCCTCAACTTCGCAAACGCCAGTTTCAACGGCCTTGTTGTGCTTTCCACCGGAGGTGCTATCACCTCGGCCACCATAACGGGCACATCAAGCCAGATTGACGTTGCAAACGGAACTGGGGTAAGCGGTAATCCAACGCTTTCTTTGGCTACTGACCCCGTACTCCCCGGCACTGGGGGTGTTGTCGTGCCAACGGGAACAACAGGCCAACGCGGAACATCTACGCTAGGAAACTTTCGTTTCAACTCAACAACGGGCTTGTTTGAGGGATACAACGGTGCTTGGAACTCATTTGCCGCAGGCTCTGGCGTTACGTCCGTGGCAACTGGAACTGGTCTTACGGGTGGCCCAATCACCTCAACTGGAACGATTTCCATCGACAGCACCGTGGTGACCCTAACAGGCACCCAAACGCTGACCAACAAGACGTTGACGGCTCCGGTCATTGCGACCATTGTCAACACCGGAACACTGACGCTTCCGACATCCACCGACACTTTGGTCGGGCGGGATACCACCGACACGCTGACCAACAAGACCATCAGCGGCTCCAGCAACACCTTGAGCAACATTGCCAACGCCAGCCTAACCAACAGCGCGGTGACCATCGGTACAACGGCCATCAGTCTCGGCGCAAGCAGTTTGACTTTGGGCGGACTCACTTCGGTGGCCGTCACCCAAGACCCTGTGTCTGCATTGCAATTAGCTACCAAGCAGTATGTTGATGCAGTAGCGCAAGGATTAGACCCCAAGGCTTCTTGCGTGGCGGCAACAACGGCAAACATCACGCTGTCTGGAACACAGACAATTGATGGTGTGGCGTTGATTGCTGGAGACAGGTGTTTGGTTAAAGACCAGACATTGAGCCAAAACAACGGAATTTATGTGGTTGCGGCGGGTGCATGGACTCGCGCAACGGATATGGACAATTGGTTGGAAGTGCCGGGAGCGTTCACCTTCATTGAGCAAGGAACCGTATACGCTGACACTGGCTGGGTCTGCACTTCAAACGCTGGCGGCACTTTGGGTACGACTCCCATCACTTGGGTTCAATTTGCTGGCGTAGGCTCGTACACCGCAGGCACAGGACTGACCCTCACGGGAACTCAATTCAGCATCACCAACACGGCGGTCACCGCCGCTGCGTATGGCTCGGCCACACAGGTAGGCACCTTCACCGTCAACGCACAGGGCCAACTGACGCTGGCAGGCAACACCACGGTAACGCCTGCGGTCGGCTCCATCACCGGACTCGGCTCTGGCGTGGCTACCGCGCTGGCCGTCAACACTGGCTCTGCCGGGGCTTTTGTGGTCAACGGCGGCGCTTTGGGAACCCCGAGCAGCGGCACGGTCACCAACCTGACTGGCACTGCATCAATTAACATCAACGGTACTGTTGGGGCCACTACTCCAACGACTGGCGCGTTCACTACCGTGACGGCCACAACTGGAATCTTCGGAGGTACTTTCTAATGGCTGCAACTGGCTACACCCCAATTTCGCTGTACTACAGCAGCACGGCTTCTGCTGTGCCTGTCAATACCAATCTTGTTGCCGGGGAGTTGGCGCTCAACACTTTGGACGAAAAGCTGTACTTCAAAAACAGCGCTGGAACCGTCAAGCTGTTGGCCTCAAATGCGTCGTCTTCTGGTACGGTATCCAGCGTTGCCCAGAGCTTTACCGGGGGAATAATTTCGGTTGGCGGTTCCCCCATTACAACGTCTGGCACATTGGCCCTCACCGTGGCAGGAACAAGCGGCGGTATTCCGTACTTTTCAAGCGCATCGACATGGGCAACCAGTGCGGCATTGACGGCCAGCGCTTTAATGGTCGGTGGAGGCGCAGGAGCGGCTCCAAGCACCGTCACCACTGGAACGGGCGTTGTGACCGCTTTGGGCGTGAATACAGGCTCCGCAGGCGCATTTGTTGTGAATGGTGGGGCACTGGGCACACCTTCCAGCGGAACCGTCACCAACCTGACCGGAACCGCGTCCATCAACATCAACGGAACCGTGGGCGCGACTACTGCAAGCACCGGGGTGTTTACCACGGTAACAATCAATGGCACGTCATCGGCTACGGCCCTGACACTGCCCAACATCGCCGAAGTGGACACCATCTCCGCAACTGCGGCGACTGGAACCATCAACTATGACATCACGACCCAGTCCGTGCTGTACTACACCAGCAACGCATCTGGCAACTGGACACTGAACTTCCGTGGCTCCAGCGGTACAAGCCTGAACACCCAGATGTCTACAGGCCAATCCATCTCCGCAACATTCCTCGTTACCCAAGGCACTACGGCCTACTACAACTCTGCTGTAACGATTGACGGCACATCGGTGACCCCGAAGTGGCAGGGTGGAACTGCGCCTACCAGCGGCAACGCAAGCTCAACAGACTGCTACACCTACGTTTTG